CTTTTTGGTATTTGTGTAGATGATTTTCTTACAATTGATAAAAATAAAATATTTGCAATAAATTTTTCAGCATCACAGGAAATCGACAGGATACAGCAGGCAGAGAAAACCAAGCTTGAAGAGCAGACCTCAAAGTTGGCAGAACAGACAACCGAAATTATTTCATTGAAAAATAAAATAATCACTCTCGAAACTCAATATAATAATCTACAACAACAAGTTCAAACTTTAATAGATAAACAATAATTTTAACAAAATTTATACTTTTAGAAAAAGTATAAATTTTGCTATACTTTTTCTAAAAGTATAAATTTTGCTATACTTTTTTCTAAAAAGTATAATATATGACAAGTAGTTTTTCAGTTGATGATTTAATTATAAAACGATTAACGATTGATGGTCAAAGAATACAACAATTAGATTTAGGTGCATTGGTAGTGTCAAATCCAACATACGGTGTTGGTATAGGAACAGATACACCAAGATTACGATTAGATATATCTGGAACAAATGGTATCCGAATACCGGTTGGTATAACAGGAGAACGTCCCCAAATAGGCGTGAATGGCATTGTAGATTTAAGTGGTGTTTTAAGATACAATACAACATTAAATCAATATGAAGCTTGGGCACTCGATGGATGGCAAGCATTAGGCGGATCAAGTTTACAATTATACACAAAAGAACAGGGCACAAATCCGACAATCAAATTAACAAAAGAAATAACAACATATGGCGGCAATAATGATGGTGGTATAATAGAATTTTGTTTAAAAAATCAATCAAATTCAGTAACATATCAAGCGAGAATAAGTGCATTGGATTCAACCAGTAATGCTGGATATGGTTCTCTTGTTTTTTCAACATCAGGTGGTGGAAATCCTCAAGAACGTATGAGAATAGACCATACAGGTAACGTGGATATTTCTGATAATTTAACGGTAGGTGGCGACATATCTGGTAACGATGCCAGTTTTAATGACGTTAGTGGTGTCAATTTCTTCGGTGGAAACTTTTTTGGTAATTTACAGGGTAACGCTGCAACAACCACTCAATTAGCAAATGCAAGAAATATAGGTGGTGTATCTTTTAATGGAACTGCTAATATAGATTTACCCGGTGTAAATGTCTCTGGAAATCAAAATACATCGGGGAATGCTGCAACAACCACTCAATTAGCAAATGCAAGAAATATAGGTGGTGTGTCTTTTAATGGAACTACTAATATAGATTTACCCGGTGTAAATGTCTCTGGAAATCAAAATACATCGGGGAATGCTGCAACTGCAGATAAAATAGCTTCTATAACCAATAGTAATATAGTTCAATTAACAGAAACACAAACATTAACAAACAAAACTTTAACATCGCCGACTATTACAGGAACAGCACACATTTCTTCAGAATTAAATATTAATTCTGCATCGTCAGGTCTTTATTTTAATTTTGATCAAGTTCGTAGGATTGGAACAGGTAACTTATATATTCAATTGGGTTCAGGACGAGGTAATACAATATTAAACTTAGATTCGGGAAATGTGGGCATTGGCACGAATTCGCCCAGTTATCCATTGGAAATATACGGAAGTTATAATGGAGCATTTAATCATGGCCAGTCGGTTACATTATATGGTGTTTCCTTACCATACTATAATTCAACACATACGTGGAGTGGAACTTGGTTTACGAACTTACACGGTTATCCAACAATATCTCTTAAAACACATAATGGTATATATTGCGGTGGTCAATTATTTATAACATCAGATGAAAGAATAAAAACGAACATTCAAGACGTAAGTGATAACGTTGCACTACAACAGCTCCGTGATATTTCTTGCTGCTTTTACGAATATAAAGATAAGGTAATCAAGGGAACAGAAAAAACTATTGGTTTCATTGCGCAGCAAGTCAGAGAACATATGCCAATGGCGGTTTCCATACAAAAAGGAATCATTCCTAACGAAATGCGCAAAATTGAAAATCCGCAATGGACCACCGTAACGGATGCATCCGGAAACAATACATACAAATTAACCATTCCGGACTTGGAAGACGCAAGTGGCAATACAAGCGAAACTACAAAATACAGATTTTACGTGAGCAACGATCCGTCAGGAAACGACGAGTGTGAAAAAGAAATCACAAGTTTGGAAAATGAGCCAAAAAGTTTTATATTCGAAGAGCAATGGCAAAATGTGTTTTTATACGGTAAGGAAATAGATGATTTCCATACACTTGATAAACAAAAACTGTTTGCTCTAAATTTCTCCGCAACACAAGAGATAGACAGGATACAGCAACAGGAGAAAACCAAGATTGAAGAGCAGACCTCGAAGCTTGAAGAGCAGACCTCGAAGTTGGCAGAAGCACAAGCAGAAATAGCATCATTAAAAACTACTCTTGTCGATGTTTTATCAAGGTTAGCAGCATTGGAAGGAAATTAAATTGAATTACTTTTTTATAATATATTTTCAATCATTAAAAAAAAATATATTATAAAAATGGATAAAATCATTTACAGATTCAAATTTTCTGAAGAATTTCTTGATATTTTGGTAGAATTTTCTACTATTCATCAACACGATAAATCAAAAGTATTCAAAGAAGCTTTTGAATTATTTGTAGAAGAAGAAGAAGAAGCTATAGCATTGGAACGTGAGCGATTAGAAAATGCCGGTTATAAAGGTGATATTATTGAAAAAATGTATAAAAGCGCAAGATATTATTTTAAAAACAAAGATAGATCAGAAGATAAGATAAATCATAAAAAACGTCGTGTTTACATTAAACAAAATAAAGAATTTATTGAAATTATCGATAGAAATCTTATGTTTGTTGCTGATTTAAAACCTTCTGAAGCATTTGAAGAATTCAAAGAAAAAAATAAACAATGTTTTGAAGATGAATGTTTACGTATTGGTGAGTATTTGGATAAACAACAAACATATAATAAAATAAAAAAAACTTTTAAAAACAGATACTTTTTAAATAGAAATTAATATAAAATTACCCAAATATTTTAGCTTTAAATGATGCAAAACTAATTTCTTTTTCTTGTCTTTCCTTCTTATCATTTTTTTTTAACCAATTAAATTCATTGATTTTTCCAATATACAAATATTTATTACTTTTTTTTGCCACAATTTTATTTCTATCTATTTTCTTCTTTTTCTTTTTTGGTTTCTTAGTAATAAATACACTGTCTCTAATAGATTCTTCTTTATCTTCTTCTTTTGGATTTCCTGTTTCTAATGAAGCATCGTATTCTTCTTGTTGCTTTTTGATATTTTCACGTCTATCAATATATAATTTGGTGCAAAAATTCATAATAACAAATTTTCTTGCCACTGTTTCCAAATAATCAAACTTTACATTTTTTGTATCCGCCCAATATTCAAAGCCTTCTCTTTCTGCATTATAACGCAAAATAACATTTCCATTAGGTGTGTTTTCCATAACAGATGTATTTTTTGTAACATTATTATTCCTACTTAAATCATATTCCATAATTTTCAATGAATATTTATCTTCAAATAATTGTTTTGGTTTCTCTTCTTCTATATATTCTTCCATTAAAAATTTACCTATAAACCAGGATGTGATCGTAATGCCGGCAATAGATACTAATGAAGCAATTAAAAGTTTATTCATTGTATTATAATAATAATATTCGTTTAAATTTAAATCATCATTTTGATAATAATCACATAAAATACTGTCCATATCTGTAAAAAAAAATATAAAAATATATTTAACTTATTTTCATAAATATTTTTTGAATATATAATATATATTATGAATGTTCCTGTAGATAAAAAATTATACAATAAAATAAAAAAAGATATTTATAGAAAAAATCCTAAACATAGTGCGTATAGAAGTGGAATGATTGTTCAAACGTATAAAAAAAAATTCAGAGAGAAATATGGCAAAAAGAAACCGTATAAAGGAAGAAAAACACAAAAACGTGGATTGAAACGTTGGTTTAAAGAAAAATGGGTAAATCAAAGAGGCGAAGTTGGTTATAAATATAAAAATGATATTTATAGACCTTCAAAAAGAATTACAAAAAAAACACCTATAACGCATAAAGAGTTGACAAAAAAGGAAATAAAAAAAGCGAGAAAAGAAAAATATACAAAAGGTAGAGTGAAAAGATTTAAAAAAGGTGGAACAAAAAGGGCAAAAGCTATATTTAAGAAAAAAAATAATGTTTCAGGAAAAATAGTTTTCAAAAAAAGAAAAAATGGAGTTAGAATTGAATATGATATAAAAGGACTAAAAAATGGAAAACACGGATTTCACGTTCATGAAAATGGTGATTTTAAAGGTGATTGTTTAAAAGCAGGACCACATTTTAACCCTGAAGGTCATAACCATTCTGGAAGAAAAAGTAAAAAAAGACACGTAGGCGATTTAGGAAATCTTTTTACGAAAAACGGTAAAACAAAAGGTTATTTCATTGATAAAAAGATTTCATTATCTGGAAAAAATAATATTATAGGTAGAAGTATAATAGTGCATGATTTAAAGGATGACCTTGGTAAAGGAGGTGATGAAGAATCATTAAAAACAGGTAATGCTGGTGCCAGACTGAATTGTTCAAAAATAATAGAATTTTAAAATATTTTAAATAATTATATGAATCATATAATTATTGTAGGTGGTGGTATTGCAGGATTATATACTCAATATAAATTATTAAAAAAATACAAAACAAGAAAAAATATATTATTAATTGAAAAAAATAATATGGTAGGTGGAAGAATTTATACACATAAAGTGAATGTAAAAAATAAATCATATTCAATGGAGGCTGGTGCAGGTAGATTTAATGATAATCATACTATTTTAATAAAATTAATAAAAGAACTTGGTTATGATAATAAAATATTTAAAATACCAAGTAAAGTAAATGTTATTTGTAGTAAAAAAAAGTGGAAAACGCATGAAATATCAAAATTCTCTCCATATGATTATTTAGATTCAATTATAAAAAATTTTAAAATAAAAGAAACGATGAGGAAGGTTACATTTGATGAGTGGTTACATAAAAACATAGATAATGAGATTGTTAAATACTTGAAAGATTTTTATCCTTATAAAGATGTTTTTAAAACAAATGCGTATGATGCGCTTAATTTGTATAAAAAAGATTTGAATATTAATAATAATTTCTATGTTTTGGGGGGTGGTTTAATGCAGATAACAGAAAAATTACAGAAAGAAATAAAAACAATGGGAGGGATAATAAGATTAAATACTGAATTGAAAACAATTGAAAATGTTGAAGGAAATTATATATTGAAAACAAATAAATGTAATTTTATATGTGAAAACATTATATTAACGGGACAAAGACCAGATTTATTAAAAATAAAATATTTAAAACCATTGAAAAATTTGTTAAATTCAGTTAGAAATGCACCATTGTGTCGATTTTACTTTATTTTTGATACAAAAAAATGTTCTTGGTTTAAAAATATAAAAAAAACAATAACAGATTCAAGATTGTCATATTTTATTCCAATAAATTATGATACTGGTCTTGTAATGATTAGTTATGTTGATGAATATAACGCAAAATTTTTGAAAAAAATGGAACTTGAAAGCAAAACTAAATTAATTAATTATTTATTAAAAGAATGTGAAAAAATGTTTGGTATTAAAAATATAAAAAAACCAATATGGACTAAAAGTTTTTATTGGGAAAATGGCGTAGGAGATTGGAAACCTGGTTTCAACAGCAAATTAATTGAAAAAAAAATAACAAAACCTTTAAAAAAAGAAAACATTTTTATATGTGGAGAGAATTATAGTAGCGAGTATCAATGTTGGATTGAAGGCTCTTTGAAAACAGCCGAAAATGTATTGTCAAAAATATTCCAATTTAAATTGTAAAATATAAAAAAAATATATTTTAAAATTATATATGTCTGCAAAAAATAAAAAAAGTAAAAAAAATAAATCAATGAAGAAACCAAGAAAAAATAAATCAATAAAAAATAAATCAATAAATAAATCAATGAATAAATCAATGAAGAAACCAATAAAGAAGAATGGATATTTTTTTTTTGCGGATTATCCTGACTTTAAACCAAATCTATCTCCAAGAGAGATGTTCAAGTTGGGAAGTTTTGGCGGCACTTATTGGCGTCCTATAAAATCATCAATATTAGGTAAAAATTTAAAAAATATTCATAAAAAATATCCTTGGTGGAAAGGTATCCCCGAAAATCATTTATCGCAATCCACATACGACAAAAAAATAAACAAATATGGTGTTAAAGTGGGAACTTCTTTGGAATTTTGGGAAGGTAAAGGATGGATTAAAAAACTTCATCCTTATGGTTGGGTTCATTGGTATTGTGATTTTTTTTCAGGAAAACGATGCATTGATGACGAAAGACAAATTAAAAGATGGAAAGGATTGGCTGGACACCGCGGTAGATTTATGCGTTTTTTAGTAACACAAATACTAAAAAAGGGAACAAAAAATGATTGGAATAATTCAGAAATAAGTCCAAAAATTCGTCAAGTATTGCAGCATTGGGGATATAAATTAACAAAAAAGGATTTTAATAATGAAATTAAAAGGAGGAAATTATAATGATTTTTTTCTTAATTCGAATAATTCTTTAATTGAATCGCATAAATTTGGAACTTTGTAAAGAATATAACTTTTGTTTGGATTATTTGGATGGAGTCTCACAAGATACATATGTCTAATCTTCTTTTCATAATTCTTTTCCAGAATAGCTTTATATGTATTAAGTTGGAGAGAATAATGCCAAAAATTTGCATTTGGTATAAAATTAATGCATTCTGTTGTTGCAGATTCCCAGGTATTTGTTTTTTTCATATCCTTTGAACGTTTCCAATCATAAATATCAATCGAACCATCTTCATTTTCAAATGTCATATCAATGGACCCAGCCAATTTCAATTCTTTATCATATACCATCCATTCAGTTCTATATGGTTTAAGATCTATGGTTGCTTTATGAAAATCCATAAAATATTTAAATTCTATGGAATCATTTTGAACAGGTTGTTTGTTGTAAAAACATTCAATATCGTAATGCATTTTTGTTCCTGCTTCACTGGCTTCTTTTCCATTTTTTCTCCATAAAGCTTTGATTTCATATGGTGACATACCATAATATTTATTTTCTGTCCATTTTTGCGATTTCATCATATTTTGAATGATTTTGTCTGCGTTAAAATGAGGAAAATGTGAATGATTCCAAGTAGTTACCGATTTATAATCTGAATCTCCATCTATAGTGTAAATATGCGGTCCTTCTTCAAAACTAATATGTGAATCTCTTTCATGTTTGTTTAAATTTTCAAGGTATGTTAGTGGTGAAGTCATTGTTATTTGTTATTATATTGTGTTTAAGTAATTTAAACACAATAATTATCAATTTAAATAACTGTATTGCGGTATTTCAATGGACATAAATAAATTTTTTAGTATTGTTATAAATTCATCGTATAATTTGTAATAATTCTTTGTTAAAAGCAATAAAGTTCCTGCACTTAATACTAACATTTTGTCGTGTTTATCAATATTTCTCTCGGTCCAGGGCCAAAAAACGAAAATAACGACAACACCAACATATATTGCAAAAATATTTTCAACTAACTTTTCTAATTTATGACTAAAATTACTAATATGGAATTTACTTAAAATAAAAATTAACACTATCAAAAATTTCAGAAAAACAAAGAATTTATGGTATGTTTTCATTATTATATACTTTTTAGAAAAAAGTATGGCAAAAACCGTTTTTCCTTTTGCTATACTTTTTCTAAAAGTATAATTATTCTAATGCTGCTAATCTTGCTAAAACATCAGCTAATGTGTTTTCTAATGCCGCAATTTTTGCTTCGGCTGCTACCAACTTTGAGGTCTGCTCTTCAAGCTTGGTTTTCTCTACTTGCTGTATCTTGTCAATTTCCTGTGTCGCCGAAAAATTAAGTGCAAATATTTTTTGTTTGTCGAGTGTATGAAAATCATCCACCTCCTTACCATAACAAAACACATTGTTCCAAGACTGGTCAAATGTAAACGTGTTGTCTTCATTACCAACAACATCTTCCATTTTTTCGTTTCCACTTATGTCATTGCTCACATAAAATCTGTATTTCACACCACTTATATCTTGCAAATCGCTACTCATATTGAAACCATTCCACGAAACATCTTCTAACTTTCTCATTTCATTTGGTATAATTTCAGTTTGTATGGAAACCGCCAATGGTATATGCTCTTTCACTTGTTGTGCAATGAAACCTATAGTTGTTAAACTACTTCTCTTTACTTTATCTTTATATTCATAAAAGCAACAAGAAATGTCACGAAGTTTTTGGAGGGATGCGTTATCACTTACGTCGCGAATGTTTTCTTTAATTCTTTCATCCGACGAAACTAATAATTCTACTGCCCAAATATCGTGTGAAAAATATCCAGATACAGTTTGAGAGCTGGTTGAGGGGCCGTAACCTGAATTTGCGTGTCCACCTGCCCCATACCAACCGTTGAATGTGTATCCGTAACTGCTTTTCTGACCTGATACATGTAGTGGAAAATCTGGCGAACTCAAGCCGATACCCACATTGCCGCCGTTAGGGTTTAATAATAGTTTATGATTTGAATCAACACTACTATTTTTACATACTTGAATATAGCTTGACTCATTCCATAAAGTTCCAATATTTAGACCAAAGTAATCGTCGCTACTTCCATTTCCATGTCCAAAAGTACAGGTTGTAGTAACGTTTCCACCATAATTACTTGGTATGGTGTTGTCTGTGCTTGTGATTTTACCTGCAACATTTAACTTTGCTTTTGGATTATTAGTTCCTATTCCCACGTTGCCGCCGAAAGGATTAATTGTTAAACTCGTACCTACACCTAATGAATGAGATTGTATACCATTGTAGTGGGCCGATGAGGTATTTTGACCATTTCTTGTGCATCTTCCCATTGTAATACCACTAATATCGGTTCCACAATGTAAAGAACCGTACCATGTTGGTGTGACGTTCGAAGGATTTTTTAAATATGGGTCGGATATAGTACCATTAATATGCAAATTATAACTTGGGTCATTGGTAATTATACCCACTTTTCCCGTAAATGTTGGATTTGCAAACATCGTTGTTTTAGACTCATTTGTAACATTTCCTAATCCAACCATTGTCGATGATATACCATTTACAGTTCCCGTAAATGTTGGATTTGCAAACATCGTTGTTTTAGACTCATTTGTAACATTTCCTAATCCAACCATTGTCGATGATATACCATTTACAGTTCCCGTAAATGTTGGATTTGCCAACGGTGCCTTTAAAGCTAAACTATTTGTTATTGTTGTAGCATAATTTGCATTATCACTTAAAGCTGCAGCTAACTCATTCAATGTATCTAATGCTCCCGGTGCACCATCAATTAAACCTGTTATTTGATTATTTACATATGTTATCGTTGCTTTTGTATCCATTTCAGTTTCTACATTTGTTGTTCCATACATTAAAGTTGCTGCTTTAATTGTTTCATTAACATTCAATTGCTTCATATCTACAACATTGAAACTGGCATCATTGCCACTTAAATCGCCGTTTAATTCAAAAAATCCATTAGCGCTTATATCACCATTAAAGATCATATTTCCAGTTAAAGTTCCTGTGTTTGTAGGAGCATTAACAGCGCCTGGTATATAACCTATCATTTCAACATCACCAATCCATAATCGATTCACACTAACATCATGCAATAAAGCATTGTTTCCACTTAAATCACCAGTAATTGTTAATTTATTCATATCAACAACATTAAAACTGGCATCATTTCCACCCAAATGCCCAGCAATAGACACTTTGCCATTCATATCTACATTATTGAAACTGGCATCAACGCCACTAATGTCCCCAAAAAAATATGATGTATTGTTTACTTTCAAGTGTGATATTTCAGCTATATGGTTAAAACTGGCATCATTACAACTTAAATCACCTATTACTTCCATTACACGACAATTAACATTATTTAATGTTGAAGTATTTGAAATAATTAAATTGTTTGAACTTAAATCATCAGCTACTGTTAATTTACCCGCATCTACAATATTAAAACTGGCGTCACTACCGCTAATATCACAATAAAAACTAGCATCTTTATAAACTCTTAAATCTGAAACTTTGACAATATTATTAAAACTCGCATCATTTCCATTTAAATCATTAACTATAGTTATATTTTCACTACTAACCCCTATCGCATTTAATGTATTTGTTGTAATGCCACTACAATCTAATGTAGAGTTAATAATATTCACACGAGCATCGCTAATATCAATATTTGCGTGATTATCTTCTGTAATAGTCATTCGTTTTTTACCATCTGTAAAAAATTCAAGTCCATTATTATTGTGAGCTGTTATTTTTGTATTCATATCCAAAGACATTACACCACCCAAACCACCCCAACTTCCTTCACCATAACCTTCAAATTGTTTTGTTTCTGAATTATATCTTAAACATCCACTTGCATCTACATTTGCAGGTCTACTATTTGTGTTACCAACGGGCAATCGTATAGCACCAGTTCCACTGATATCAAGTAAGACACTCGGTGTTTTCGTGCCAATACCTATTTTTTCATCAGCATATAATTGTTTCATTTCAACTATATTAAAACTGCCATCATTGGCTACAACATTAATAAATTCAACATTAACACCTGAAATATCACCTGTTGAAATAATGTTACCATTTGAAGTAATGTTACCAGTAGCGTGTATTACACCATTTACCGTTACACCATTAGTATCAAATGCATTTGCAAATATATGATTTCCTGAAATATCATTACCACTTATATCTTTGGATTGCAGCAAACCACTCACATCTACAACACCTGTGTTTTTAATGATCATTCTTTCTTGACCTGCAGTATAAAATCGCAACATATCTTCATCTGTATATTTTTCAGCAGCAATGTATGTATCTTGGTCTTTATCAATAACACCTCCAAGACCAGCCCATCCAGCGTCGCCATAACCTTCAAATTGTTTTGTTTCAGTATTGTATCTTAAACAGCCACTTGCATCCATATCAGCAGGTCTTTCTGAAGTATTACCTCTGGGCAATCGTATAGCATCATTTGCACTAATATCAAGAATGACGGAAGCATTGTTTGTTCGTATACCAACATTTCCACCTAATGGTTGGAGAGATAAATGTTTTTGTTTGGATAAGATGCTTCCACTTATATCGTATAATTCAGTCTGAATTAATGAAGAACTAACGTCTGTAATATTGCTGGGCTCACCATATAATTTCAACTTGGACATTTGACAATTACTAGCGTCGGTAATTTCTCCTGTGAAAGTTTTAGAGATATAAAATCGCAAAACTTTAAACATATCATTTGAATACAATAAATCGTCAACAGTAAAAAAATCTAAACTGTCGTTGGCTCCATAAGGTGGATTATTTTGGTTTTCAATTGTTTTATAATCAATAACTTTCCATTTATTATTTGGACTTGTAACTTCTGCGTCTAGACCAATTTTACCTATTAGCCACCAAGTTTTTGGTATTTTATTAAGATTGTTATTATCCCTTCTTTGAAATGCATAATGTTTTATAGTACATCTTTGTGGTAATATAATTTCAATATATTTACCAGACACATTAATTTCCAAGTCTTCGCCAAGGTTATTTCCACTTATACCAATAACAGTATTTACTGAACCTGCTTGACTTTCCCAGTGAGTATTTGCGGAATTATCAAATAATTGCCAAACAGGATTAGCTGAATTAACAATTGAAGCTTCACTTACATCATAAACGCCAGAACCATAAATATCATTAGTAATTGTATTTGTATAATTAGACAACGATTGTGGAATTAAATCAATGGATAAACTGCCGAATACTTGATTTTGGGAACGAACAACGCCGGAAACATCAAGAGGAAATTTGGGGGAAAATATTTTTTTTCCTGTTTCTACATCAAAATTAACACCAACTTTTTTATTTAAATATAAAGAATTAATGTTACCTGAATAATCTTTACTATTTGTAGAACTCCACGCAGATGAAGCAGAATCGATTTCATTTCCACCTACCCTAAGAGTTGTAAATTGCCCTTTACCATTAACATTTATACCTTTATCATTACCTGTTGAAATAATAGAAATAATACTATTAATACTATTACACGTAACTATATTAAAACTGGCATCATTTGCGCTTAAATCTCCGACAATTTCTATATTTCCACCGATATTTAATTTACCTGATATTTCACCATTTCCCACACTTTGAAAATTGTTGAAACTTGCATCATTGCAGCTTAAATCACCAACAATGACACTATTTCCTGTAACATTTAAATTACCACCTATTAAACCATTACCAACAACATCTATTTTACCAGCAATATCCATATTACCGTAACCTTTTAAATAATTAACATCAATATTATTGAAACTGGCATCATTTCCACTTAAATCACCACCAACATTTAAAGTATTTTCAATAGAAATGTTTTCAGCCGATATATCTTTTACGAAAACTAATTTTATTTTATTTGTTTCATTACCTATGTTAGAGAAAACAACATTATTGAAACTGGCATCGTTAGCACTAATGTCGCCAGTTAATATCATATTACCACCGCTTTTTACTTGAAACACAGCTGTGCCATCTTCAAAATATTTAATTAGGTCACCTAATTGTGCACTCCCTGAACCATTACCAAGTAATACACAGTAAGAAACATCATTTGCTGTCGTTAAACTATTTCCAAAAATTAAATTATGATCGCCACCACCGGTATTTCCGGAGCCAAATATTAAATTATTTCTGAAATTTGTTGCATTTCCATTAATAGTTAAATTATTACCGAATAGGAAATTATAAGAAGCATCGGATGATGCGGAATTATTAATTTCTTTTCCAAAATAAAAAGAATTAGATGAACCGCTAATATCGTGACCTACTATAACACTATTTCTATAATTTGTAATATCTGTTCCCATATTTAAAAAGGGAACATCTGCTTTGCTAACATCGATTATGGCGGCAGGTTCGTATACACCAACTGCAACATTATTTTGTAAATAAATGACACCATTAGCGCTAATATCACTAGGTGAAGTTTTTGATAAAATTGCATTTCCTGTAACACCTGAAATATCAGAAACAAGAATATTACCGTTACTATCGGTTCCGTTCTGTGAATGTCCTATAACAGATAGAGCGGGTATATTTCGTTTCGTTGCATTATTATATTTATTCAAATAATTAGTTGCAACCATTTCTCCGTTTCCAATGCATAAACCCAAATCTTTAAAAGCTAATAGTCCCGTATCTCCATTTGTTACGAGAGAAAAACTTAGGTCATATTTATTAGAATTAATTACAAAACCAGTATCATTAATACCTGCTATTGTATGTATATCATCACTTGCACCAATGCACCATTTAAGTTTTTTATCTGTGCTATCGTAAAATATTAATCCTTCTTCTTTTAAAATAGAAGCTCCTGTTTGTCCTTTTAGAATTAAATTTTTTGTAAGTCTAATATCACCATTAACTTCTAAACCACTACCAGCATTTGCAAAATTACTACTTTTTGAATTTATTAAAACTTTTTTAGTTTCACCATCATTTGTTAATAACATTAATGTGTTTTCATTACTAATAGCTTGCATACCAGAAGTAGCAGCAGTAGTAGAAGTTGAATTATTATTTACAACAAATCTTAATCCTCTTGTATCTGCTGAACTATTAGCAACTCCTTCTCTATAAAATGCTATACCTGTCGCATTTGCTCCTGATATGTCTTCACTAAAAGCAATTGCCGCATTATTTACTAAACTTTCTGCTTTTACATTTCCATTGGAGTCAATATTATTAACAAGATAATCACCAAATGATAATCTGCTATGGGGTCTTTTTGTTCCTACACCAAATGTGCTTGGACCACCTTCTTTATAATAATAGATTCCTTCAGTGTCTTCAGTGCTTAAAGTGCTGTCTGTTTTATGAATATTTTTGGTATTATCAGCTATAGATGTGGAAACTACTGCATTGGTTCTCGTTCCTCCATGATTTTTCCAGGAATCACTCATTTGTATATAATTTGTTATTATTTTTTAAAATATTATTTAAACTTTAATTGTTATAAAATAAAATAATTTAAAAATATACTACAAGGTTGTAATATATTTATTTAATTTAAAATTATTTTTTTTCCTTTACAAAAAATATTTAGAGAAAGTAAAGAATGGGATATTTTATAGAGACATCATTTGATATAATTAAGACATCGAATTTTTTGAAAGTTAAAGAAACCATTGTAAATTTGGCCAAAAAACATAATATAGAATTTTCTTATAATAATCATGAAATAATGGGAAAAAATCGTGTAATATATAGAAACCATTATGTGATGTCTTTTTTATTTAATGATGATGAAAAAGATATAACTGGATTTATACGTGAAATTAAAAATATGAAAAGCATAAATATTGAGTGCATAGGGTATGATAATTGTGTTTTTAAATTAATGTATGCATCAAAGAAATATTTAAATATAATGGATAAAGATAAGGCAAAAGAGTATTTACAGAAACGAAAAGAAAATACTCTTTTTAAAAATGATTCTTGTATTATGAAAGAATTAATGAAGAAAAAATAAAAAAAAATCAATAAAAAATAAAAATAAAAAATAAATTTATTTTTTATTTTTTATTTTTTCTTTTTATTTTTTATTGATTTTTTTTTATTTAGATTTTGTTTCTTTTTGATAGATTTTCTTTTTTTTTTAATAGATTTTCTTTTTTTTTTAATAGATTTTCTTTTTTTTGGATTTTTTTTAATAACCTTTTTCTTTAGATTTTTTAAAGATTTATATTTTGTATTATATAAAATATCTTGTAATTTTTCTTTCAATGTTTTATTTCTTTTATTTCTTTTATTTCTTTTATTTTTTAAATAGGCAGCAACATCCATCATATTATTTTCATTAAATAAAATTTTTTCTTTTTTATTATTATTCCTAATATTTAACACACCAAGTCCTAAATTATCATTTTTTTTATGATAATTCATATTATATTCATTTATATCTTTAACTCCATTAATATTTGAAAAATTCATAGATTGTTCATTATAAGAAGAATATGATTGCATATATAAATTAATATTAAAATAATTTATAAAATATATAATGAATATTAAATTTCTTGAAATAAAAAAATTACCAAAAATAAATTTATCTAATAAGAAATCGCCGAAAAAATCGCCGAAAAAATCGCCAAAAAAATCGCAAAAGAAATTTGAAAAAATAACTTTAACTAAAAAAGTTAAACAATAATAAATATATATAATATAAAATGACCTTGAAAAAGAGATTATCAAGGAAAAACAAAACATTAAAAAATAAAATTGATAATAATTTGTATTATAGTGATTTTAAAACAAATTATTTACAAACAAGAAAAATGTCGAATACAAAAATTATTGAAATGCTTGAATCTATGCAGAATCTAATGAGTAGTGAGAAGAATCCAAGAGCAAGAGTTTATTCTAAAGCAAAAGAAACGATTATGATGCATAATAAAACAATTAAAAACACTACTGATTTAAAAAGTATTATAGGAAAACCAGGTATTTCAAAAGATAGCAGTATTACAAAAACAATCGTTGAATTCTTAAAAACAGGAAAAGTTGAATTACTTGAAAAAGCTAAAAATGATCCAAAACAATTATTTATGAAAATTTATGGTGTTGGACCAAAAATGGCTGCCAAATTAGCAAAAGAACACAATCTTACCAGCATTGATGAACTCAGAGAAAAACAAGATGAATTATTGAACGATGTTCAAAAGAAAGGATTAAAATATTACGAAGATATCTTAGAAAGAATTCCACGAAAAGAAATTGATAAGTATGATAAAGTATTGCAAAAATATTTTAAGGATGTTAAAAAAGCAATGAAAAACAAGTATGCTACTATGGAAATAGTAGGAAGTTGGCGTCGTGGTGCAAAAACATCAGGTGATATTGATATCATTATTTGCGATCCATCAAACGACAATGCTGTTTTTAAAAATTATATTGATAAATTAATTGAGAAAAACATTATGATTGAAGTATTATCTCGTGGAAAAGTTAAAACATTGGGAATTTCAAGAATTACGAAAAAACATTTATTTCGCAGAATTGATTTTATGTTTACACCAAAAACAGAATTCGCTTTTGCAATATTATATTTCACAGGAAGTAAAATTTTCAATACTCTTATGAGAGCAAGGGCAGTAGAAATGGGATATACTATGAATGAACATGGTATTTATCATTTTGAAAACAAAAAAAAGGGTAAACGTATCAATAAAGAATTTCTTACTGAAAAATCCATTTTTGAATTTCTCGGTATTGAATGGCGCGAACCTACAGAAAGAATTGATGGCAATTCATTTAAACTTATAGAAGAAAATACAAAAATCAAACCTAAAAATTCAACGGATGAATCAACTGATAAATCAATAAAAAAATCAACTGAAAAAACCGCACTAAAAAAAAAGCACCAAGATAAAAACCAGATAAAGAAGAATATTTTGAAATTTAAATCACAAGGAGAAACATTTTTAAAAACATTAAAAGAAAAAAATATTGAAGAAATGATTAAGTTATTGGATGATTTTTATTATGGAAAAAACAAACCCTTAGTAAGTGATGAAGAATATGATGTTTTGCGAGAATGGGCTGAAGAAACTTTTCCAGAAAATGAAGTTATTAAGCAGGGACATGAGGGTATAGTAGTAGATAAAAAGAAAGTAAAATTACCGTATTTCTTGGGTTCTATGGATAAAATAAAACCTGATACAAATGTTTTGAAGAATTGGATTAATAAATTTAAAGGACCGTATGTTATTTCTGCAAAGTTAGATGGAATGAGTGCACTATATTGCAATGATAATGGTGAATCAAAATTATATACACGTGGTAAAGGAAATGAAGGTTTTGATATTTCTCATCTTATTCCATTTGTAAAATTACCAAACACAAAAGATATAGTTGTTCGTGGTGAATTAATTATAAAAAAAGAAAATTTTAAAAAATATCAAAAAGAATATTCAAATGAAAGAAGTTTTGCGGCTGGAATGGTAAATGGAAAAAATTTGGAAAAATCAAAATTGCAAGATTTAGATTTTGTTGCTTATGAGGTTATTAAACCCGATTTAAAACCAAGTTTACAATATAAATTGTTAAAAAATAAAAAATTTATAACTGTAATAAATAAACCATTAAAAACAATTGACCAAAATGTTTTGTCGGATTATTTAGTTAAGTGGCGAGAATCTTATGATTATATTATTGATGGTGTTATTTGTATTGATAATAAAAAATATAAAAGAAAAACAAAAGGAAATCCTGACCATGCTTTTGCATTTAAAAAGGTTATGAACGATCAAATAGTTGAATCAAAAGTGATTGATGTTTTATGGTCAAAAACAAAATATGGTTATGTAAAACCAAAGATAAAAATGCAACCTGTTATTATAGGTGGTGTAAAAATTACATATGCTACTGCACATAATGCCAAGTATATTGTAGATAATAAAATTGGTATAGGTAGTGTTATTCAAGTAGTGAGAAGTGGAGATGTAATTCCAAAGGTTTTGAAAGTTGTTAAATCATCAAAAGAGCCTAAAATGCCTGATATGGCTGTAAAATGGAATAAAACCAAAGTGGATTTAATTTTGGAAGATGCTGCGAATGATCTTACTGTTAGAGATAAAACGACATTGGCCTTTTTCAAAACAATAAATGTTGATGGATTAAAGGAAGGAAATATAAAGAAGATAATTGCTGGAGGATATGATACAATCGGAAAAATTCTTAATATTACTATTGAGAATTTACTGGAAATTCCAGGATTTAAAGAAAAAATGGCTAAAAAGATTTATGAAAGCATTGAATTAAAAGTAAAAGAGGCGCAGTTGCCATTACTAATGGATGCATCAAATATGTTTGGACACGGAATGGGAGAAAATAGGATGAAATTAATTATGGAAGCACATCCTGATATATTGGAAAGTAAATTATCAAGTGCAGAAAAACGTGATTTAGTAATGGATGTTGATGGATTTGCTGAAAAAACAGCAATGAAATTTGTTAAAAATATTCCTAAGTTTAAGAAATTTATGAAAGAAAATAAATTAGATATTACGTATGTTCCTGCAAAAAAAACATTCGATAAATCACATCCTTTATATGAAAAACGAATTTTAATGAGTGGTTTTAGAGATGAAGATTTAAAGAATAAAATAAGAAAATTTGGCGCGCAAATAGCAAATAGTGTAAGTAATCATTTAGATATATTAATTATTAAAGATGAAAATACAACCGGAAGTAAAAAAGACAAAGCAGAGAAAATAGGAACTATTCAAATTATAACAAAAGAGGATTTTATTAAAAAATATTAAATAAATAAGGAAAACAATGTTTTAATTCTTCTTCTATATTACCAACATTACCTAATAAAAATTCTTTTAAAAAAGTGCTATGAGAAACAATACAAATATTTTTTTCTTCTCGATTTTTTAAAAAATATTTAAATTTATCCGATCTTTTTTTTAATTCATCTAATGTTTCGTCATCTTTCCAGTATGTAGAATCTTCTGGAATTAATGAAAAATCAATTTTAGGATACAATTTTTCCAATTCACTTTTCTTTTTTCTTTTATTGCAATATTCAATTCCTTGTGGATATTCCAAAATATCATCTATCGCTATCATTTTAACATTTGCATCTTTAAAAATATTATTCGCTGTCTGAATTGTTCTTGTTAAAGGTGAAACAAATACTATATCTATATTAGATTTTTCATTCCAAGATAATCCAAGATTAATCGATTCGTCTTGACCTTTATTTACCAAATGTGTATCTGTATATTTCGGGGAATTATACGCTTCAACACCAATTTTATCATACAAAACATTATGTAAAGCTGTTCCATGTCGAATACACCAAATATATTGTTCTTTTTCCATATAAAAAAAATAACAATTATTGTTTATTATTTTTTTTATATAATTGATTTTATTATAAGATTTTTTATAAGATTTTACATAAAATTTACATAAAATTTACATAAAATTTAAAACACTATATTATATTCAATGTGATTTTCAATATCTTTATTTAAATATCTCCATAAATTTATATATATTTTTTCATTTTTTGTTTGTCTTTCTATAGTAGTTCCACCTAATATAGTATTATTTATATCCAATTGTTGGTCTATAGATAATTCATTTCTTTTTTCTTTTAATTCACCCATAATAATTCTTTGTATTTTTCTAATTAAATCAGATAAATCTTCCAATTTAAATATTTTCCAAGAATTATTATAATAATATAAATTCTTTTTTTTATTCCAAGCAATAAATATATTTTCCTCTGTTAAATGTTTTATTATAGTAAAATACGCATTAATATATGAATTATTGATTAAATATTGTAAATTATTTTCTAATTTTTTATCTAAAATTTTTTTAATAAACAAACTATAGTTTTTATACATAATATAATCAATCTCATTTCCTTGCTTATTTAACCAGTCAATTATTGGAATCTTTTTCTTCTTTTTAAAAACTTTGTTTTTTAATCTTTTGTTTTCATCTACCAATATACTAACCATATTTTCTAACTTTTGAACTCTTTTAAATAGAGAGAAATTACTAGGAACCATTTCACAATCTGCCATTTCCATACATATCAAAGAATGTTTATCACACGATTTTTTATTACTGTATTCTTTATTACAATATAGACAATGATATTGATCATTCATTTGAAATTTATGTATTATTATGTATTATAAATAATATTTCAATAATTATATTTCAATTTTTAAATATTGTTAAAAACAATTCTATTATTTGTTACATCAGTCATAATATATTGTTCCATTTCTTTATTTGAATATATTTTTTCCATCTTTTTATTTGATATAATTGTATATTTTTCACTTGTTTCTTCTTTTATTTTTGCGTCACTATTAACATATATATATTTCTCATCTTCGCGACGAAATAGTTTTACATAATATAATTTAGTAATCATGTTGTAAGATGATTGCCATATATATCTGTGTAAATGTTTATGTATTTTTCTATGCGTTTCATTAATCGATTTTTTCCATAAAAAAAGAGGAAGTTCAACAAGATCATTAATAATATATCTCCATATTTCTAAAGGTAGTTTTTTTATATTTTCTAATTCTTTTATGATCATTATACTTTTTATACTTTTGTAAAAGTATAGCAAAACATTTATATGGTTTTGTTATACTTTTTTCAAAAGTATATAAATGGTTTTGTTATACTTTTTTCAAAAGTATATATATAATGTCTATTTGCAACGATTCTAATCCTATAACCAATTGTAATGGTCAATCTATAAAACCATCTGATTTGCGTTTAAATGTAAGAAAACTAAAAATGTCTTCATCTTCTCACATTGATGAAAAAAAAGCATTATCTGTTCTTGGTGCATCAGGTGAATATATTTCACTAAATGGTCCTTGTAGAAGCGATGTTGGTTTAGTAGGTGATATTATACCTTCAGTAACGAAATGTTGTTATAAAACAGGTTTTATGGGGCGCGTATGGGGGAGAGGCACAGGTGTTGATAAAAAACATGGTAGTTATGAGAGATATTTGGCAAGAAAAAAAGGTTTAAATATTATCCAACAAAATTGTAAATAATTTATTTTTATTATGTTAAATAAATTATTTTTATTAAATAACTTTATGAAGAAGATGTTTTAGCGTGTTGTTTTTTCATACATTTATTTATTTTCACTATAACGTCACCAGTCGAGGTTTCAAATAAAAATGGAAGAAAAGCGTGAATTAAAGCCTTTATGGTGGCTATAAAAAGATAAAAAAAGAATTTTAATGAAAAAATAAAATGTTGAAAATAACCCATACCATTCTTATTGGGATGTGCTGTTAAAGAAATGTTCATATACTTATACTTTTGAAAAAAGTATAGCAAAAAAGCAAAAAAAGCAAAAATTAATTTTAATAAAAGTATATAAATGTTTTGCTATACTTTTACAAAAGTATAATGAGTAGAGTAGAACAATTGTCAAAAGTTCAAAAAGAAGCCCTTGAATTATTTCGTAAAAAAAATTCCGATTACGGTGATTCATTTGCAACATATGGTCCCGTCGGCGTAATAGTAAGAATGGGTGATAAAATCCAACGTCTTACAAGTGTTACCAATAATGGTGTTAATTTAGTTAATGACGAAACAATTAGGGACACGTTGATAGATTTGCATAATTATTCGGCGATGGCGGTAATGTTGATGGATGAATAAACTTTTAAAAAGTTTGACAAACTAAACTTTTTAAAAGTATATTTATTCTTTAAGGTTATGAATATAAAATACTTCTGTTGATTTTTTGGGAACACAAATGCAATAATTCGATATTTTTAATTTTTTTGATATACCAGATGGTGAGACATTTATGTCACCTGCTAATTTTCTTAAAGAATAGTATAATTTAATACTACCATCACCTTTTATAAGTAGATAGTTATTGTCTTGAATAAATTCCATAATATGTTTTTGGTTTTTGTCAATCATATAATCTCTCTGTTTTTTAGACATTTCAGGGGATTCTTCTATTGATTCTTTCACATCATAATCTTGTTTAATAATTTTATTCATCTTAATAAAATTATTAAAAATATTTTTAAATTAATTGTATAATTATTCATTATCTAACGCGAGATTTGCTAATTCGTCGGCTCTTTTATTAAGATTTCTTTTAACGTGTTCAAAGGTTATTTTATCAAAATTTTCAGGTGTAATTAAACTTATTATTTCATCATATATAGGTTTTAAATTAGCACTTTTTACTTTCCAATTACCTTTTACCTGTTCAATAGCTAATTTTGAATCACCATAAACAATTAATTTACGAATATTATACTGAATGCATACTTTGATTCCTGCTAATAAACCTTTGTATTCAGCGACATTGTTAGTCGCGAAACCAATTTTTTTTTTATAATTAATCATTTCTTCTTTGTTTTCATCATAAATAACACCACCAAAGGAAGCAATACCAGGATTTCCTCTACTGGCTCCATCAAAATACATTGAATGCATATAAATAAATAAATTAAATAACGTTTATATTTATTAAAATAATGTTTAAATTCAATTTAAACAAAAAAAATTATTATAAATATATGAATGATTTAATATTTGGTGGAATAGCAGGAATTACAGCGAGAACTATGACCTCACCGCTGGAATTATTCAAACTACAAAGACAAAACAATTATCTAAAAAACAACTCTATTCGACACGTGATAAGAAATGAAGGATATCGCAATTTATGGAAAGGAAATTTCACAAATTGCGTCAGAGTTTTTCCGCAATATTCCATTAATTTTGCTGTTTTTCAACAAAATAAAGTTATTTTAAATAATTATATTCAAGATAAAGATTTATTAAACTTTACATCAGGCGCTCTCAGTGGTGTCATTTCAATGTCTGTTATATATCCGTTAGAAACAACAAGGACACATTTATCTCTCCAAACAAACAAATCAAAATATAAAGGATTGTTTGATGTATTGATGAAATTAAAATCGCATGAATTGTATGCTGGATTAAGAATGAGTATTTTTGGTTTTGGTCCTTGGAATGCTATAAATTTTATGAGTTATTATAAATACAAAGAACTATTCAAAGAATATGAAGATAATCCACATTTGTATAAATTATTATGTGGTGGATTTGCTGGTTCTACGGCTATTACAGTAACATATCCAACCGATTTAATAAGAAAACGTCTACAAATGCAAAGTTTTTCTCAAGATGTTCCGAGATATAATGGTATATTAGATTGTATTGGGAAAATAGTAAAACAAGAAGGAATTATTGGTTTATATCGCGGATTGTATATAAGTTATATAAAATGTTTTCCAACGTTAGCTATTCAATTTTGGACATATGAGACACTGAAGGAAAATTTATAAATTTTTTTATAGCAATTATCCATTCATTATAGTTTTCAGCTGTATATTCTTTATCTTTATCCGCATTTAATACCATAATGTTTTTTTCGTTATCTAACCAATCATTATGATATTTATCACAATTTCTAAGATATTCTATAGGAATTAATTCTCCCTTGCGATTTCTTTTATTAATTCTCTCAAAACATACATTAACTGCTGCTTTCACATATATTATCCCAGTAACAGGTAATTCTTCAATAAACTCATCAAACCATTGTAAATAAATTTTATGATTCACTTCTTCTATTTTTTTATCGTCATAAAGCATTTTTGCAAAGACATTTCTATCTGTCAATACAGATCTTTCTGTAATAATAATCGCATTTGGATGTTTTTTTATTGTTTTTCTTAATATAGAAATGCGTGAAATATAAGCCATAATTTGAAATGAAAATGCATATTTTTCTTGATCCTTATAATATTTTTCTAAAATTGTTTCATTATTATCATCTTTTATTGTATTCCATATATCAACCGGTTCTTGAACAAATATAACATTATCGCTCTTTGTTTGCTCTTTCATCATTTTAACTAACGTTGATTTACCCGACCCAATATTTCCTTCTATACTATATATCGACATTTATTATATATATATTTTTTAAAATTTTTAAATATCTTTTATAAATAAAAAAAATATTTAATATCTTTTTTATATATGACTGACCTAAATCTTGATTTAAATATCAATAATTATACAATAACCGAATTAAAAAATATTTTATTCATAAATAATGATTATAATAGTGATATTTTAAATAAAAAAATAAATATATTAAAAAAAAATATTTTTTCCTTACATTTAAGTAATAAAGAAAAAAATGAATTCAATATTTTTTTTAATAGTATGGAAATAAGATTGAATAAATATTTAGAAATAATAAAGATGGAAGAGAATCAGATTGCATTGAATAAAGAAATTAAAAATTTAAAGAAACAAATACAAAAAAATAATACAAATAATATTAATAATAATACAAATAATATTAATAATAAAAACAATAAAACAATTAATAAAAAAAACAATACGAAAAAATTTAAAAATAATTAAAGTTATAATAATTATATGAGTTTTTTTAAATTTGATTTTTCTAGTATGCCAAATATAAAGGTTATTTTTACTGGAAAAATAACAGAAAATAATTTAAATGGTTTTTTTAAAGAATGGCTACGTGTAAATACATTTAAAACATATCATAATTTAATTTTTGATACAACAAATTTAGATATACCAAGTATTAAAGTGGCTATAAAAATAGGTCAATTCATTAAAAATTTAAGAGATGAAAAACCACAATATTTACAGAGGTCTATTATAATAATGAATGAAAACATTATAATAAGAAATTTGACAAAAATTGTATTTAAAATAACAAAGCCTGCTGCACCAGTATTTATTTATTGGAAAAAGAAAACAGAAACAAATGTAAATTTAGATACAATTTTAGATATATTTAATACCAATGTTTTTAAATTTCAATTTATCAAACCTTAATTATTTTTTATATTTTTTAATTATTTTTGATTTTACAAATCAAAAATAATTAAAAAATATAAAAAATAATTAAATATAATTTTAAAATATATGGCAGCTGGTATTTTACCTATTGCAGAAAATAATGGACATTCATATTTACTTTTCTCCAGAGAATTTCTAAAAAGAAAAGGAAAAGAAGACTGGAGAGATTTTGGAGGACATCGTGAAAATAATGAGACAAAGGAACAGACTGCTATTCGTGAAGGATGGGAAGAAACAAGTGGATTTTTAGGTACAGAAAAGGATATCAAAAATTTAATACAAAATAATTTAATAAAAAAAATAATTTCAAAAAATTATACAATTTTTATTGTAGAAATTAATTATGATAAAGAATTACCGAAAAAATTCAGAGAACATTTTAAAAAAATGTATAAAAAAGATAAAACAAAAATATGTAAAGATGGATTTTATGAAAAAGATAAATTAAAATGGATACGTGTAGATAAATTACCAGAACATTATCCTATTTTTTTACCTTGGTATAGAAAAATCGTTAAACAAATACATAAAAAATTATCATAAAAATATACAACATATAATAATATTACTAATATTTATATGTTGTATGATTATTCATGTTCAATAAATAAAGAAACGGATACATATGTTTATCTCTCTTGTTCTAATTTCAATAAAAATATTAAATTATTAGAGAATAGATTTTCTTTTTCCTTTCCGAAAGGACTTTCTAATTATTTTTCTGGAGAGAAAAATAAGATGAATACGTTTCTAATAAATAAAAAAATGTTTATTATAGCAAAGATTAGTGAAAAAAAATGTTCAAAAAATGATTTAGACATTATGTTGAAAAAAATATGTCAAACAATACAAAGTGAAAAAAAAATCATTAATGTTAATGTTATTTTGGCACCAATAGAAAATTTTATAAGATATCAAGTATTAAGAGTTTTAAATCATAACTATCATTTTTCAAAATATAAAAAAACTGATTATACTACCAAAAAAATAACTTTCTGTGCAACCAAAAAATTTCAAAAAATTGTAATAAATAGCATAAAAGAAGGTGAAATAATAAATGATATGCGCGATATGGTTAATGAACCTGCTAATAATATGAATTCAGATTATTTCTTAGAATATGTAAAAACATTCAAAGAAAAAGGTTTAAAACTTGATATTATGAAAAAATCTACATTAAAAAAAGAAAAAATGAACTTAATTTTAGCTGTTAACAAAGGTAGTGAAAACGATCCTTATATGCTCACATTAAAATGGCTACCTTTGAAAAAAAAGAAACCTATTGTTTTATTAGGAAAAGGTGTCACTTTTGATTCTGGTGGTATGAATTTAAAATTTGGAGATTTTACTGATATGAAAACCGACATGACTGGTGCAGCAGCCGTCTTTGCTCTACTACGTTTATGTGCTTTAAATAATCTAAAAAAAAATGTAATTTGCTGCATGCCTTTAGTTGAAAATATGTTGAATGAAAAGGCGAATAGACCAGGTGATATAATTAGAAGTCATAGCGGTATTAATGTCGAAATTTCAAATACTGACGCTGAAGGTAGGCTTATTTTGGCCGATGCTTTATCTTATTCTAAAAAATTCAACCCCTGTTGTTTAATTGACGTCGCTACTTTAACTGGTCAAGCAGGTAAGATTTTTAATGATTTAGCTATCGTCGTTTTAGGAAACAAAAAATCTCTAATAGAAAAATATGAAAGAATAGGTGAAGATATGAATGAAAAAATATGGTCTTTGCCTTTATGGTCTGATTATCGTAAAAACTTAAATTCAAACATCGCAGACATACAAAATGCTGGAAAAGGTCCTTCAGGAACTATAAACGCCGCTATGTTTTTAAACGAATTTGTTCCCGAAAAAACCGATTGGTTACACGTCGATATCGCAGGTGTATCATACAATAAACAAATAGGTGCCACAGGAAACGCCATTTTGTCTTTATATGAATTATTAAAAACTATATAATATTATATGGATGATACAGAAAAATTATATAGCATAACTATTATTTTAGATATTATATTATTATCAATATTATATCTTAATCATTTATTATTATTTGATAAATTATGGATTTATTCAGTATTACTTACACACTTGTTGTTTTTTATTGCTTTAAAAGAAAATAAAAGGGATGTGTTAGATATACTTCATGTATTCATTTTCATTTTTCCTGTTGTTTCAATATTTGCAAATAACATATTTATAAAATTAGTTTCTATTTCACTATTAATTGTTATACAAATTTTATGGGTTTATGAAAATAGATGCATTTTAAATGAAAAAGATAATAATTCATTTGGATATGGTAATGGATTAAATACGTTTTTAATTATTTTTACACCTATATTAGCTTTTAATATAGGATATAAATTATCCCAAAACTCCATGATAAAATTAGAGTATTTAACTGAAAAAAACGCACTAAAAAAAGAGCTCCAACGACATATAAATTGAATTTTTTAATCTATTCAAATTGCAAATAGATTAAAAATGGAAAAACCTTTCATAGGCGTTGTTCATTTTGATATTAAAACATATAAAGAAAATGAATCTTGGCGACAAAAACGAAATTATAAAGGTTGTGTTTATGGTTTAAATAAAAGAATAGAAAATTTTCCATATGAAGAGAGTATCATTATTATAGAAATGAACAACGATACTGATGAAATCACAGGAATTGGTAAAATTAGAAATATTTTCAAAGAAGATAACAGAAGCAGAATTTATTCTGATGAAAATTATAATAGGATAGTCTATAAAGGAAAAAAAAGAATTGAAAGAAAGGAACTCATAAAATCAAATAAGGATATAATTTATTATTTGGAGAGAATTTTGTTTACGGGTTCCAGACATTTCAAAAGAGGATATGGTGTAACAAAGATACCGCATAATAGATTAGCTTGTGAATATAAAGAAAGAAAAAGAAAAAAAACACAATGTGGTAAATGTGGTGAAATAGGTCATAATAAACGCTCTTGTAAAAATGAAAAACGTGTTAAAAGACAAGAAATAAGCAGTGAAAAGAAAAAATGTAAAAAATGTGGGAAAACTTTGAAAGGTCATATTTGTGGTGCCAATAAAATAAACAAAAATAAAATAAAGGAAATTATTTTATTTTTGAATAATTTGTTTTGAAATTTATTTTAAAACAAAATTCCATATTATTCATTTTCAACTTTATTAATTAATAAACACATTTTAATTTGTCCATAAGTAATCTTCGGATTAACCATGTCTTTTATAGGTCTTAATCTCTCTATACCTACTTTTTTTATAGCATTATTTATTTCTTCCTCTATTTCTTCTGTTAAATCGAAGTAGTCGCAATCAATTTCTGCTTCTTCGTTATTTTCAAAAACATCAAGAATATATTGTTCAATGGTCTGTAATTTAAGTTCCATTATTTCAGCCATTTCTTTCATTGTTTTCCCTTCTTTATACAATTTAAAAACTGTTTCCTTTGGATTTTTATTGTGTTTTCTTGGTTTTTTCGTATATTCTTTCATAAATTCCAAGCCTTTGTTTGTTATAAATTCTTGTGAAATGCCGTCAACATTCAATAATTCTCTCATATTTTTAGGCGAAGCATCATGAATATTATGAAGAACTTTATCATTTATTAAAACATTAGGCAATATATTATTTTTAATAGCTATTTTTTTTCTAATTCTCTTTAATTTTTTAAATTTGTTTGTCGCTGTTGCAACAAACAAATTTGGAGGCGGATCGTCATCGATTCTTGCCATAATAGGTAATATATTTTTAATATTCGTATTTCCTATTCCAATTGCAAACCCATAACCTGCTTTAATTCTAATAAGAACACCCTTCGCTATTAATAATTCAACTATTTCACTAATTCTATTTTTGGAAAATCTTGTGTTTTGCTGCACCAACTTTAAAATTTTACCCATACCAATATCAAAATTACTTGTTCTACGGCGATTTAAAATTATATTCAAAATTTTTTGAGCATCTTCGGATATATCCTTTAAATTTTGCTTATTTTTATTATCGTGACAATTGTCGCACATATTGCATTTTTCAAGATGTTCTATATCTTTTTCATTAGGAAATTTACCTGTTTCAAAATAATAATCAATTATTTTCTGTCTGCACATATATTTTTCTCTCAGGAAACGTCGAAAAATATTCATCATATCTGTTTTTATTTTTATTTGTTTTGGATCATTTGATTGTGAAATAAGAAAGCTTGTTGTTCTAAAATCACCTTCATCATAATAAAGTGTTGCTCTACTATCAATACCATCTCTTCCTGCACGACCAATTTCTTGATAATAACTTTCAATATTCGAAGGAACACCATAATTAACAATATGTCTAATATCTGATTTATCAATTCCCATACCAAAAGAAATAGTAGCAACAATGACTATAACTTCTCCTTTAATAAATTTTTCATGACTTCTAATTTTATCTTTTTTATTCATTCCACCATGATAACAAGCTGATGTAATATCTCTTGTTATAAAATCGGTATGTAATTTTTCGCATAATTTCCTTGTTTGAACATACACAATAGTAGGTTCTTCAAAAACACAACTATCAAATCTATATTTTGGTAAAATTTTAATAGATAAATTTGTTCTACGTGTTCCCAACAAGTATTCATTAGCCTCTTCTACACATAAAAACTTATACATCTCTTTTAATACATGTGGTGTAGCAGTTGCTGTAACAGCAAGCAACGGAATTTCTGGAAAATTCTTCCTAAGAATATCTAATTTTTGATAACTATTGCGAAAATCATGACTCCATTGTGAAATACAATGTGCTTCATCAACTGCAAATAAACCAATAGAATCTTTTATTTTTGAAAAAGCTACTTGTCTTGATGTTATAAATTCTGGCGTAGTATAAATAATTAGATAATCGGTGTATTGGGAAAATGGAACAGAAGATTCAGAATTTAAACAAACAGCTTTAATATTTTTAGAATTTAAGTATTGACATTGGTCATTCATTAAAGATATGAGTGGTGAAATAACAACAGTTGTTTTTTTGGTATATGTGGCTGGAAATTGATAAAGCAATGATTTACCACCACCTGTCGGCAATATAGCAAATACATTTTCCCCATTTAATAAATCCTGAATAATGTCTTTTTGATATTCTCTGAAATTATTGAAACCATATGTATCCTTAAGATGAGATTCCATATTTATATTTGTATATAAAAAAAATGTAAATTATATAATCAATTTTATAAAAACATTATTTATCAATGTTTTGGTGCTAATAATGCTTTAATAAAATTTTTTGGTTCTTTTATATCAATTTCCAAGCATTTATCCAATAAATCTAACTTAAATTTTTTCCCTTTATAAAAATTTATTTTATTATAAAGTATTCGATGATAAAATGTATCTTCATTAGCTAATTCTGTATTAATATATTTATCTGCATGTTTTTCCCATTCTTTTTCTGGAGGTTTAACCCATCTATCATCTTTTCTTATTCTTGGTAAAAATGAAATATTATCATATTTTTCATTTTTAATATAATAAGATTGTGTAATAAAACCTACAGTCATGTTGTATAATTTGCTTATTTTGTATAATTCTTTGTTACAATAGTTAAGAATTTTATTCATTTTTTCCAAATTATTATATATTTTGTTTAATGCTGTATTCCCTAATTCTCTAATAATTTCGTAAAATTCATCTGGAGCATCTTGCATATGATAGTGATAGTCACGAAATATATCTTTTTTGTCGTTATATAATTTGTTAATAGTATGGAAAATATCGTTATATCTTTCAAGTATTGTGACATAAAACATTTCATACACGTGTAAAATCTGTATTGATTTTTGTTTTTTTCTATCATACTTCATAATATTTGTTTTAAATTCCTTTTCACTAATATCACCTCTAATATAATTAATTCTTGATTTCAAGGATACATCTTCAATATTAACGTTTCTTCTTAAAACATCTAACTCGAAATGTTGGAAATGACTTATTTGTCTATGTAACCATGTCATATATTCAAAGAATAACATTTGTTTAATAGAATTATGAAATATAGGCAAACTAATGTATTCTTTTCCTACGGCAGAACCTTTTATAGAAAATTTCTCAAAACAACCTTTCAAATCAGTAGTATTATTAGACATTATATAAAATCTATTTATTATATTCATATTCGGTAATCCACCGCATAATACTTCACCAACATTACGTGTTGCTTCTTTATTATTTTTCTTCCATTCATAAAAATGTGGATTATGAATTACACCCATTACTTCTTTACCCGTTTTCCAACTAAAAGCAACTTTGCATTCTACACACCACATTTGGTCACAACCGCTAATTTTGAAAATAGGAACAGCACATTTTGGACAACCTTTCGTTTCTTCTTTGATGGCTTTATAACTGGCCACATTATTAGGATCACATACGTGTTCTTTTGTTTCTTCACCATCATATGATTTAATTTCATAACAATCGCTACATACTTTTGCATTGCAACATAAACATTTATATTTGGATGATAAAAATCCTTGACAATTTTCACTTGGACATCTTTTTTTGAATACTTTTCTTTCTTTTCTTTGTTTTATTTCTCTTAATTTTATTTTTAAATCATTTAATTCATTTGAAACAACTTGTAATTCATCTTTTTTTTTTAAATATTCTGTGTATTTTTCTTCAATTTTGAGTGAATATTCTTCAATTTGAGTTAGTCTGTTGATTTCATTCATGGTATTGGGAATTTTACTTTTTTCAATATCAAATAGCAGATTTTTTTTATGTGTTTTATAATCCTTATTCATAAAAGACTTTGTTAGATTATTGGTGCAAAATTCAAGATCCCATACGTGGTTACATTTTGGACATTTTGGATTATCATTTGAAAACAGGATAAATTGCTTTACACAATTGGAACAACCGTAAAAATCACAAAATCCACAATTGATTTTACGATATTTATTTTTTTCAAAGCATATATCACAAGGTTTTGTTTTGCTTGCTGTTTTTTTCGTTGTTTTGCTTGTTGTTTTGCTTGCTGTTTTGGTTTCTCCTTGCATTTCTTTACTTTTTTTGTTATTTTTATGTAATATTTTTATACAAATGAGTATTTAAAATCAATTTTAAATATTATTTAAATATATATGACTAAGACTGAATTTGATATAGAGCAATATAATATTGAAGAATTAATTAATATATTAGGTTTGGGTAGTGAAATACCATTAACGAATGAAAAAATTGTATCAACTGTTACGGAATTTAAAACTAAATTTAAAAACAAATATAAAAAACAAATAGAAAAAGAGAAAGGCGGGACAGGCTGGAAAAAAGAAAGAGAGGAGGAGCTTACTAAAGAAAAAATAAATTTTCTCAAATTTTTTAATAATATTCAAGATAAACTTCTAAAAAATAAAAAGGATGAAACGATTAGAGGTTTATTTGATGAAGAAATATCTGTAGACGGTATTACACGAAAGGCTATACCCGTAAATAGTAGAAAACCGATGACTGTTCCTGTATATGATAAAGATATTATGGGTGAAACGCGAATAACAGGATTAAAAAATGTTAATCAAGCACCTTTTGATAATATAACGCCTGGTTATAAAAATCCTATTTTAAGAAATACTCTTAAAAGATTAGTTGTTATCGATAGTAGTTTTCGTTCAATAGTAGATAATATAGATTGTAATGGTAATAAACCGAATGGAGGCAATACAAAAATTTCACAAACGTCAACTAATTTTACTGTTAATTTAGATCCACCTATAAAAAATGTATTAGAAATGACATTCAGCAGTGCAAACATACCAAATGAATGGTATGCTTTTTCAAAAGATTACGGAACAAATTATTTTATTGAAAAAAAAGCTATAGGCCCGGATTCATCCGGTAATTACACATATACAGATATTAGCAATGTAGAAATAACAAATGGTAATTACAGCACAGCTGCTGATTTAGTAACAGAATTAAATTCAAAATCAAATAGAATAGATTTTTCATACAATGAAAAATCTAAAAAAATAACTATAACAAACAAAGATTCTTCTTCAATTCAGATAGATTGGTATTCGTTAAGTGTTCCATTCTGTTCAACAACAGGAAATGGTGGAAAAATAGATTATAATTTGGGATGGTTACTTGGTTTTCGAAAAACTAGCTCTATTCTTGCTGCTGGAGCATCAGAAACAGGTAGTTCAACAGTAGATATTGTAGGTCCAACATATTTATATATATCCGTTGATGATTTTAATAATAATAAACCAAATCAAGATTTAGTATCATTTCAGAATAATGTAATAGCTTTTACAATGCCAAATTACTATGTTAGAACTACAATGGGTGATTCGTGTGATCTTACAAATCCAGAATATGTGAATCCGAGTAATACACATTGTGGAAAAAAATATGCAAATAGGGATTTATCATCTAATTTAACGGCTGCGCAAAGATATACAATGGATCAAATTAAGATAACTATGAATAATCAAAGATCGGAGCGTTATTCGAGTCCAAATACATCAAATATTTTAACAAAAATAAATGTTCAAACAGGAAATACGCATACAAAAGTTGAGGAAATAAATTTAGAGTATAAAAAGCGTGTATACTTTGGTCCTATAAATTTGAAAAAACTTCATATAAGGTTAGTAAATCCTTTTGGGATGGATATAAATTTAAATAAAAGAGATTGGTCATTTTCTTTTTATGTAACTACGGTTTATCAACAATAGTTAGCTAATAGAGCAGCAACTATTTTCTTGATCATTTTCAATATATGAACAAGAATGTTTTTTTTTTACTCTTAATTTATTATCCATAATTATTCCTCTACTTATACCTGGATGATTATCTACATTATAATTATCAATAATAAAATCAATCATTTTAAATAATGGTAACTTTGTATTTATATTTTCACGTGCAGATGTTTCAAAATATAACAAATTTTTCTCTCTAAATTTTTCTATCATTTCTTCTTTTGATATAATTCTTTCTCTGGAATTGCATTTATTACCAATAACTATCATCTTAGCAGGACAATTTTGATGTGTATTAAACTGTTTTAACCAATAATCTATTTTTTTTATGGATTTTTGACAGGTTAAATCTATAACATAGAAAACACCAGCAATGTTTTTATAATAACTTCTTACTATTGGTGCAAAACATTCTTGACCTGCTGTATCCCAAAATTGTAATTTATATTTTTTTGCATTTCTATTCAAATATAATACGTTAAATTCTACACCTATTGTCGGTTGATAAGATGGTGTTTTCACTTGTTCACAAAAACTTGATATTAATGTAGTTTTCCCACTACCAGCTTCACCTATTGTTACTAATTTTATTACACATTCAACATCCATATATATATATATATATATATATATATATATATTATTACATTTTTAAAATAATATATATTTACATTATTGTAGGTAATATTTTTTAATATTTTGTTTGAGTATTTAAGAATACATCTTTGACGAGATTTTCGATATTTAGCACAGTTTCGATAATATTTTTGGAGTGTTTTTCCATATCTCTTTTAATTTTGCTAATTTTTCTTTTGATTTCGGAAGAAATCTTTGATAATTTGTCGCTTATTTCTTTATCTTGGAAATCAACATGATCAGCACAAATGATAGATTCGATGAGATCGATGCCGCATTTAATTTTGTTGGCATCTTTATTAGTATGATGGATATATATAACGGGTTTTGTATTAATAATATCTAGTTGGAAGTCATCTTTTTTGCAAACTCCGGAAGAGTTGGATATGAGAACACCGCCGAAAACGTCGGCATTATCGCGAATATCTTTTTCAAATTTATCGATTTCTTTTTTTGGTACATTTGTATTATAATCTTTATTATCAATGAGAATTTTCTTGTCATTTTTGCAGGAAATGATGAAATCTCCTCTACCTGGGATAGAATGTGTATCTTCAATTTCGTTTTTAGGAAACAGCATAGTGAGTGTTTGTTTCATTTTGTTTTCACCTATTTGTCCTTTTATGGAAGAATTATCATTGATTTTATGGATGGACATTATAGATTCTTGTAAAAGTTCTATTTTTTTGTCGTAAGAGTTGCGCAATTGTTGTATTTCATTTTTATGTTCTTTGATTAATTCATTACGACGACTTCTTTCCATATCATTATGACCGTTATTTAATATATGTATGTTATTTTGAGCTTCTTTTAATTCGGAAGATATTTTTTGTATTGTTTCATTTTTGAAGTTTAACTGACTTTGATAATTTAAAGCTACACTTTGTTCAATTTGTTTATATAAATTGGATTGTTTTTCTGAAAATTCTCTCTGAATATCTTTTATAATTCTATTTTTAGAATCTAATTGATTAAGAAATTCTTTTTCTTTCTTAATTTGTGATAGTTCTATTTCTTTTATTTTTTTATTAAAATCGCTATTATCCCATCTTTGCTTTTGATTTTCAGTGGAATCATAAGCGATAATACCTAATTCTATTACTTTAATTAGTTTTTCACCAGATAAATCTATTATTTTTTCAAATAAATCTTTATTTTTTATATTAGGGATGGATATATTAATGGAATTCATGTAATAATAAAATTTCTTTATAAATCTTTAAGTTTATTGTATAATTTTTTTATATTTATTAATGTTATTATGAATACTATAGTGCATATCAAAGAAAAAAGCGATATGATATTAGAACCTTTGCAAGTTATGATTCAATTAAGTTTATTAGCACATTGTCCAGTAGGGACGAAGTTAAGTATATCAGATAATACTTTATATTTACAGAAACCATCGTGGAGTCAGGGAATGTTGAGGTGGTATATGAAGGATAATAAGGATGATTTATATTATTTATTCCAGGCGATAAGGAGGTATTATTTGTGGTATAAGCCGGATAGTTGTGTTATATATGAAAAGATAATGTTGTCGGCTATAAAAGGCTTGAATAATTTGATAAAAACATATGAAAATACGGATAAAATATCGATAAGACATACTTTAACACTTTATACAAATATATTGAGTTTGGAATCACCAGATTTATTTAAAGAAACTACGGAAGATGCGATAAATATTGATAAAGTATTTGAAAATGTGACAAAAATGTATAATAACAAGATATTGTCTGTTGTTCATAATTGTTTGAGTTTGTTGGAAGACGAGGAAAAGGAGGAGAACAAACAAAATATATATGATGGATTGCAAAATATTTTAATACCGCAGAATATTAAAATAAAATTATGGATTAGAGAGAATTTAACGTGTTAATAAATGCTTGAATAATTGTTTGGTAAAGTAATATATAATTTTCTGACTCTTTTATTAGCTATTCTTTCGACGTCTCCAACGTGTGGAGCATATCCTGATTCAAATAATTCAAGGAAAGCTTCAATATATAGTTTTTCTCTTCTTTCGGGTGCAACTAATTGGAATAATTCTTGTTTTCCAGAAGCAAATCTTTCAACTAATGCTGCAAAATTTGATTTCAAGTGTGTTTGGAATTTATCTTTTTCTTTTTTCCATTGTCCTTCATATATTGATTGAAGATCTTTCCAATTTGGTATAACTTTATCACTATAACTTTTAACATCTTCAACGCTAATCTCATTAATTTTTGTTGTTATGTTTACAGGTGCTTTATTTTTTTTAGGAATAGTTTCTGACATAGTTGTAAAAGGGTTATTTGCAGTTAGTTTTGGTATTTGCGATGATGGTGAAAATGGTTGTTCACCATTATTCATTTGTTTTAATTTATTTTCTAATCTATCTAAATCCATTATAAATTAATAAAATATTTATTTTTAAATTAATAACTATAAATAAATTTATAAAGATAATATATAATGCTTCCAGCTGAATTCGGTTTTATTTTTTTATATGTAGCTGCTTTTGGATTTTCGGATTATTTTGTAAAAATAACTAAAATAACAGGATTTAAATATTTAATTTACTATTTATTAATGGGTTTAATGGGTTTTGGTATTTTATATGAATGTGATTATTTTTTAAAAAATAATGTATAATAATAGTATATATGCCAACACCTGCGAGAAATACAGCAATAGCTAAACCAAGAAGTTATTTACGTCGACAGGATACTCATAACTTAAAGAATACAGGTTTTCTTAAAAAAGATAGTGTTATGAATTCTCATTTTAGCATGAATTTGTTTGGATCATCAAAGTCAAGTAATAGAAAACAGGGAACATATACAAATAAAGCCGCGCTTTCAACAGGAAGTGATACTACTGCGGTAGCTACTGAAAAAAAGGATCCAAATAGTGAGATACGTCAAGCGAGTAAGGAAGCGAATGTGGGTCAAATGGATAGATTAAATAGAATAAAAGCAGCGAATATTTCTGGTTCGAAATAGAGTTAAAATAATGTAAGATTTTAAAATCTTAAATTATTATATATGATGAATTTTAATAAACCTTGGTTTTTTTATGGTATTATGGCATTAGTATTAGTATGTATTATTGATTTGGGAAAAAAATACATATTAGATAAAGAAAATATTAAACCTGATGAATTGGTGCTTTACATGTCAATGACTGTAGGATTAATTGCTTTTATTCATTTTTTAATGGATAAAACTTGTAAAAATCCTTTAAAATGTAAGCCAAAAGTATTAGCATATATTTTGGTTGTTACTTTATTTCTTCATCTTTTTAATATTAGTTTTACGCGTTCGACAAAATTAGCAACCGATGTAACTTTACCAGCTATTATGGTTTCATTATCAATAATTTTTATATATTTATTTTCAAGTTTATTTTTTGATAGTTCGCCGGATTTTGATATGAGAGTATTGTTTGGTGTATTATTAGTGGTATTGGGTTTATGTATAATATGTAAATATTTCAAGGATTAACCCATTTCGATATCGTGTTCTGGTGGTGGTAAAGGTGGTAATTTTCTTTTGGGTAATCGGGGTTTTTCATTTTTTTGTTCTTTTGGTTTTTGTATTTCAGTTTCGTTTGTTTTTGTGGATTGTTGTTGAACAAATTTTTTTACGGGTTTAGTTTTACTTACCATATCGGAGAGATTTTTGGAAGAATCTTTTATTTTATTTTTTTTGCAAAAATGTTTTTTATTGATTAAAATAATTATTATTATTGCTAATATTAAAGTTGCGAAAATAATTGGTATTGGATCAAATGTTTCTGTATTTTTTGTTATATTTTTTGTTATATTTTTTGTTATATTTTTTGATAAAGATACATTATTAAGAAATATATCTATTTGTTCTTTGATTAATTCTTGTAATATTGTTGGAGATGGTGCGAATGATGTTGGAGATGGAGATAAAGTGGGAGATGGAGATAAAGTGGGAGATGGAGATAAAGTGGGAGATGGAGATAAAGTGGGAGACGGAGAGAAAGTTGATGGTGTGAAGGAAGTAATATTTGGTTGTGTTGATATGTTATGTGTTATTGATATGTTATGTGTTGTTGATATGTTATGTGTAATATTTATTATATTGGATGAAACTATTTGTTGTATAGGTTCTAAACATGCATAAAACTTCATAGAGTATAAATTATTTGAGGCAGCGGTCCAAACTTCATTGCAATCATCTATTTGAATGCTATTTGCATATGATAATAATAAAAGTAATAGAAATTTATTCATATGTAATAATTCAAATACTATCTTAAATATGTTTTGATAAATAATTTAAACAAAAATAATTATAAATATGAAAGATGACGGAAAAAGTTGCAATAGGAATTGATTTGGGCACGACGTATTCGTGTGTAGGTTGTTGGAAAAACAATAATGTTGAGATTATAGCCAATGAACAGGGAAATAGGACAACACCATCGTATGTAGCATTTACGGATAAAGAGAGATTGGTGGGAGTTTCGGCGAAAAACCAAGTATCGATGAATACGAAAAATACAATTTTTGATGCAAAACGCTTGATTGGAAGAAAATTTTCGGATGAACAGATACAAAAAGACATGAAACATTGGCCATTTAATGTAACGGCAGATGTAAATGGTAAGCCAGTTATTAGTGTTGAATATAAAGGTGAAGAGAAAACGATGAAACCAGAAGAGATTTCCTCGATGATATTGGCGAAAATGAAATCGACAGCTGAGAATTTTTTGGGAAAAACAGTAGATTCGGCAGTTATTACAGTTCCTGCGTATTTCAATGATGCGCAAAGACAAGCTACAAAAGATGCTGGTGCAATAGCGGGATTGGAAGTATTGAGGATTATCAATGAACCAACAGCTGCGGCTATTGCTTATGGATTGGATACAGAAATGAAAGGAGAGAAAAAAGTGTTAATATTTGATTTGGGTGGTGGGACATTTGATGTATCTTTATTAACGATAGAGGATGGTATTTTTGAAGTGTTGGCTACAGCGGGAAATACACATTTGGGAGGTGAAGATTTTGATAATAGATTGGTAGAATTTTTTGTTACAGAATTGAAAAGAAAACAAAAATTGGATATTACGGGAAATGCGAGGGCATTACGAAGATTGAGAACTGCTTGTGAAAGAGCGAAGAGGACATTATCTTCGGGGACACAAGCATTTTTGGAGATTGATGGATTGGCGGATGGTCAAGATTTTAGTTCTACGATAACGAGAGCGAGATTTGAGGATATAAATATGGATTATTTTAATAAATGTATGGAACCGGTAGAAAAAGTGTTAAAAGATGCGAAAGTTAGTAAAGGAAATGTTGATAGGATAGTATTGGTTGGAGGATCAACGAGAATACCAAAAATCCAGGAGTTGTTGAGGAAATATTTTAATAATAAAGAATTATGTAAAGAGATTAATCCAGATGAAGCGGTTGCGTATGGTGCAACTGTTCAAGCGGCTATTTTATCGGGAGTTAAATCGGATAAGATTGATGATTTATTATTATTGGATGTTGCTCCTCTTTCTTTGGGTATTGAGACGGCTGGTGGTGTTATGACTAATTTAATTAATAGAAATACTACGGTTCCAACGAAGAAAAGTCAAACATTTTCGACATATGCAGATAATCAACCGGGAGTATTGATACAAGTGTTTGAGGGAGAAAGGAAATTTACGAAAGACAATAATTTACTTGGTAAATTTCAATTGGATGGAATACCGCCTATGCCGCGAGGTGTGCCGCAGATTGAGGTAACCTATGATATTGATGCAAATGGAATTTTGACTGTTTCGGCTGTTGAAAAGAGCACAGGAAAGGAACATAAGATAACGATTAAGAATGATAAAGGTAGATTAAGTAAAGAGGAAGTGGAAAGGATGGTTAAAGAAGCGGAAAAATACAAAGAGGAGGATGAAAAGAATGCGAAAATTATAGAATCAAAAAGTAAATTAGAGAATTATTGTTATTCTTTGAAAAATAGTGTAAATGATGAGAAACTTGCGGATAAAATCCAAGAAGAAGACAAGACGACGATAATGTCGAAGGTGGAAGAGACATTGAAATGGTTGGATGATAATCAGATGAATTCTGCTGATGAATATGATGCAAAACAAAAGGTTTTGGAGGAAATTTGTTCGCCTATAATGCAGAAAATCTATCAAGCAGGTATGGCTTCGCAGGGAGCTATGCCAGGAGGAATGGCTCAGGCAGCGCCACCAGCAGCGCCACCAGCAGATGATCCTATTGAAATAGCGGAGGTTGATTAAGTTTTATGATGATAATTTAAACAAAAATCAAATATATTTATAAAATGATAATATATTTGATTGTATTTTTTTTAATTTTTTTATGCGATTGGTTAGCTTTGGCATATATTAACAAACATTCTTTGAAAAATCAAAAATATTAATTTTTTTATGAAAAAATCTTTCAACTTTTTTTTCTGTTGGTAATAAACCTTAAGAGGTCTAAATACGGATAATTATTTTTAGGTTTGTTACCAACAGAAAAAAAAGTTGAGAGTTTTTTTCTATTAATGTCATAAAAAAAAAAATTTTGCCCTACCCTGGGGTTGGGCAAAAAAGAGATATAGGCCCCTTAGTATTTCAAAAAACCGCCGAAACTTTTTCTTTGGTAACAAAACAATAATTATTTTTTTTGTATTTAGACGTCTTAAGGTTTAAAATATCAAAAAACTGTTTTATAGAGTTTTTTTGTAAAAAACGTCATTTTTTGTGTTTTTTTTGAAAAAAACGTTGAGAGCATAAATTATTTTTTGAATATTAATTATTTTTTTGTTACGATACTATCATAATAAAAAGTTTTAGAAAAAAAATAAAAGAAAAATATTTTAGTGTTAAAATTTTGGACACCGCATAAAAAAAAAATTTTTCAACACGCAAAAAATCAACCCGTGTTGGTTTAACAAAAAATTTCTATTTTTTATTTTGACTTACTCACTTTTACTCACGAGTAAATTTGCGCTCTAAAAAAAAAGACTGTTGAAAAAAAAATGTAACCAACGACAAAACATAAAAAAATATTTTGTTTTTTTTTGATTTTTATGCGGTGTCCAAATGGTGTCCAACTTTTAAAAATATTTTAGCAATAACTTAAAAATAAAATATAAAATTTATATAAATGGAAGAAATATATAAATGCGAATTATGTGAATATTCTACAAAGAGAAAATATAATTTGAAGAGGCATAAATTAAAACATGCGAAACGGGTTTGTGATTGTGGAAAAAAGTATAAAACGCGACATGGATTCTACAAACATAAAAAAACTTGTGATTTTCAAAATAAATTAAAAAAATATGAAGCAAAGAATGTGAAAATAATTAATAATAATATTCAAAATATTCAAAATAATAATATAACGAATTTATCGATAAATTTGTTTTTGGATAAATATTGTGGAGATGCGAAAGATTTGAAGGATTTTGTGAGAGATTTACAATTTACGTTAGAAGATATTATAAATACGAAAAATAACGGGTATGTGAATGGAATAACGAAGGTGGTTTTGAAAGGGTTAGAAAACATACCCGCGATGGAAAGGCCAATTCATTGTAGTAATAAGAAAACGGGAAAATTATATATTAAAGATGATGGTAAATGGGAAACGGATAATGTAAAAAAACGTGGTAAAACACATAAAATATTGTCAACGCTTAGAACGAAACAATGGTTATCTATAGATAAATGGGAAAAAGAACATCCTGGTTGGGAAAATAATGAAAAACAATTGATTGAACGAAGTAAAATAATTAAAGAAATGATAGGTGAAGGAAATGAAGATGCATCTATAAAGCAGACAAATGAAGTATTAAAAAATGTAACAAAAAAAGTTCATATAAAAGATGCAATGGATAATATAAATTAATTATTCTGGGTTATTGTTATAATTTTTGGCCCAGTATTGCATATTACGTAAATAAAATGCAAATGAAGCACCAGAATGATGTTGATTTTCAACAAGTTTTGAAATTTTATCAATATTTTCGTGTCCCCAAAACATATAACCTTTATCTTTTGGTGGTTCATCTTGTGCAAGCCAATTCCATAATTCAAGTTTTGTAATTGCGTCAGCGAATTCTTTTTGAGAATCGTCCCATTTTGGATGATAACTTTTATCTGCCATTATATTTATGAAAAAAGTATAAGTTATATTTTTGAAATCAATTTAAAATTCTGGAAAACGCGATTGACATGAACAGAGTGGTAAAGATGAAGGAACAGAAGGATTAATACAACACCAATAATTTAAAAATTCACCACAAGAAACGCAATTTCTTCCTGTAAAATAATAATATTTTTCAGGATAAGTTAGAGTTTTTGCACTTAGAGCCCATTCACCATTTCCTGGTCCATATGGATTGTATTTTATTTCTGTCAATTTCTGTACATATTTTTTTTTTGAAATAACTTTATAATAAGGAAATGAATTAATTTTATAAAATGCAAAAGATTTAATTATGTCTATTGTTTCGAGAGGACATTTAAATTTATCAAGACAATATAATTTTTTAGAAACATTTTTAAAAATACCAGGAATCATTTTGTATATTGGTAAAATATGAATATATATAAATATATTCAATTTATAATATTTTGAAATAATATATGGGAAATATTATTTCAAAATTATGTTGTTGTTTATGTTGTTGTTGTCAAAAAGAAAAACAAAGAAGAGAAGTTGAAATAATATACGAAAATATAAAACCGTGTGTAAATATGTACGAACCGGTGATTAGTGTTTGATAAAAATTTTAAAAATAATAAAATAATAAATAAAAAGTATTAGAGAGAAAAATGTGAAATGAATATTTTTCTTTGTTTTTGGAATGTTAAATAATTCCAAAATTTCATAAAATGCACACCAAGAATTATCTTTTAAAATAAATCTCTCTAAACGAATAAGAATACAACCATTGAAAAAAAAATTGGAAGATATCCACAAAAATAAAAACACTAATGATAATTTAAATTGGATTGATTTTTTTGGAAAAAAAATAAAAGAAAAAAGCAAAAAACAAATTATATGGTGGAACCATGTAATACACCAAAAAGAATATTCTTTATCTCTAAAAATAAAATTTAAAGTAGTTTCTATTTTCTCAAAAAAATATTTTTGAAATTCCTTTTTTTTTGTAATATTATACATATTATAAAAAAATATAAGTTTTTAGTCATTTTTTCGCGCTTTTCCGCGTTTTTTTCCGCGTTTTTGTATTTTTGTTGAAAAAACATAAAAATAATTCAACAGTATATTCGTTACCATAATATTATAATGTATATATATTTGTAAGCTTATGTGGTGTAAAATATAAAAATAACATCTTAAAAATACAAATATATTATAAAAAATTACTTTATAAAAACATAATTTAAAAATTAATAAGTTATTACCATATATGGTAACAAAAATATAAAAAAGAAATAAATAAAAAATTATGTATTTTTGTAAAAATAATAAAATAATAAATAATTTACAAGTTATTACCTTATTATGGTAACAAATAACATTTTCAACACTATATGTATCTGTTGAAAAACTGGAAAATTAGTGCAAAATCAGTGAAATATTTAGAAAAATTTAATTTCTCACCAATAATTAAGAAAATTAGCTAAAAAACATGTTTTTTCAAGGACACAGCTTTGCTGATCCGGGTTTCCCGGTGT